CGGCGCCGCCGGCTTGCTGCTTGCCCAGGTCATAAATCTGCTCGATGTCATACGCGCCCTCGTTCAGCTTGGCATTTTTGTGCATTTGAATACGCTGCTTGAACATATCCAAGAACTGATTACCGGCGGTACGGGTCGAGAAGAGACCACCAATGATATCTTCGATTTTTTTCGGATCAGTGATCCCCTTTTTTGCCAATTGTGGGAGCAATACTTTTTCCAGCCATTCGAATTGACTACGGCGGAAAATGTCACTCCCCAGCAGTGCTCCAGGTCCAAGGGTTGAAACCTGGCCGACTTTATCGTGCGTAACCTTGCTGTGATCGCCGATCAATCCCAGCTTTTCCATATTGTGCACGGCCCGCTTGGTGGTGCGCCCCTGGTACAGGTTCGAATAGCCGGACATCAGGGCCGTGCCGGCGCGGTGGCCGCCGACTTCCTGCACCAGCGGTTCCATCTGGTAATAGAACTGCTTGTCGTCCATGATCTTGGCGGCAATACCGCCCGTCTTGATGAAGTTCAGCCATTCCGTCGGCCCCACGCGTCCGCCCGTGGCCGTGATGACCTTTTGCATCATGTTTGCCTGCGTGTGGAATTTTTCCGAACTGGCCGTGCCGCCGCGCTGTTCGATGACCTTGAGCAGGTCCATAAAGATGCGCTCGTTCTCTTCGCCCGACTCGGCGCCGAAGAATGCCTTGTTGGCAAACTTCATCTTGGCCAGGGTGGGGGCGACCATTTCCGCGTGGTGTAAGTCGCCAAAGATCGACATCGCGTCGCGCACCAGTTCCAGGTTTTCATTCTGGCTGGTGCCGTAGGTCTTCATGTTCTTGGCGAAGGCGATTGCCTGCTGGCTGGTTTTAGGCCCCAAGCCCAGGGCATTCACGCGGGCCTTTTCCAGCTGGTAATGCTTCGCTTCGTGCAACCCCTTGGCGATGGGCATGGCCATGACCGCGCCGGCCGCTGTCGCGCCAGCGCCCGCCATGGCAATGGTGCCCGCCTTGTTGCGCAGCTTGTCGGCGTGCTGGGTGGCGTTGGTGACGCGCTGCTGCTTGGCGGCGGAGGCGGCCAGGCGCTTTTGTTGCGAGGCCAGCTCAACGTTGGTCAGCTGAATGCTGTTTTTGAGCCATTCCTGTGCCTTGCCCAGTTGGCGCGTGTCGATGCCGGCGTCCTTGAGGCTGGTGCGCAGAACGCGGAATTGCTGGCTCTGTTCTCGGCCTTTCAGCGTCAAAGCCTGCGTGACCTTCGTCGCCGCCTTCAAATCACGCGTCATGGCGCGTGTAGGAGACTCGGTCTGTTTTATGCTTGCGGCCAGCTCTTTTACTTTTTTTTGAGCTTCTTTCAGCTCAACCCCCGTTGTTCGAATACCGCTATGTAGTTCGCGGAATTTCCCAAGGTTCCTTTGCTGCGTGTTCAGTTCGCGCAAACGGTCGCTGGTCGCCTTCAGCGCCTTGGCCGTCTCGCTGGAACCGCCCATGATTTTTTTCAGCGGGCCGGTAATCTTGTCCAGCGCTGCAAATACCACCTGTAATTTCAGATCCCGACCAGCCATCTATTCCGCTCCGCTTCGTTGCCGGGCGCGTTCGCGCCAGGCCATCAGTTCATCAATCGTAAAGCCGTCCATCGCCGCCGGCGTCCAGTGAAAGACGCCGGCAATGTCGGCCATGGCGTCTTCTACTTCGCCGGGGATACCGAAAGGCGATCTACTTTGCTCGCCAAAAAACCGGCAACCTCGACGCCCACGGCCAGCAGGTCGGCCGGGTCCATGTTGGCGATGTCGTGCGCGGTCAAGGTCGGCTCGGTGATGCGCGGCAGCACGATCTGCAGGGCCGACACGTTCAGGTTGGCCAGCTCGATCAGGGAAATGCCGCGCAGGGCGCCCGCCTTGGGCTTGCGCACGGTCAGCGAAGTGATGAAGGTGTCGCCGCGTTTGATCGGCTCGTCCAGCTCGATGACGGCTTGGTTTTGGGTATCGTTGTGCATGATGTTGTCCTTGTATGGGAGTGGTGAAAAGTAAAAGGGGATTACAGGCCGATGGCCTTGCGGATGGCGGCGTTGGTGTCGCCGCCGCCGAAGTTCTCGGTGCCGCTCATGAAGTCCAGTTCGATGACGGTGGCGCCGTCGATCATCAGCTTGTAATAGCTGCAAGCCATGGTGTATTTGTGCGTGGTGTCGTCGCCCATCTTGGCGCCGCCCATATCGATTTCCTTGTAACGGCCGCGCACGACCACTTCCACGGCGGCGACGGTGCCGTCATCGTCTTCCTGGTAGGCGCCGGCAAAGCGCAGTTGCACGGCGCCATGCGTGTGTGCGCCGTACTGTTTCAGGGCTTCGGCGATCAGGCCGCCGCCGCTCCATTCCAGCGACAGCGCCTCGTTGCCGAAGTCCACGGACACGGGGCCGCTCATGCCGCCGGCGCGGTACTCTTCCATCTTGCGGCTGAGCTTTGGCAAGGTGACTTCGGGCACCATGCCCATGAAGGACACGCCGTTCTGGAACAAGTTAAAATTTTTCAGTTTGCGGGGCAGGCCCATAAGTTCTCCAGTATTTCAATGTGCCCGTGCAAGCGCGGGCAGGGTGGTGATGGTGGCGCCAGTACAACTATGCGGCGATGCGTGAGGCGAAGTCGGCCAGGTAACGGTCGGTAATGCGCTGCTGGAATTTCAGGTTTTCCAGCGGCGGCACGGGCGTGTAGTCGTAGTCGATGGCCAGCTTGCCGTCTTTCAGCCCGGCCTTGTCGTTGTATTGCTCGTCATACCAGGCGTGGCCGTCGATGATGTAGCCCTGCAATTTCAGGTCGCGGAACTTGGCGTTGATGCTTTCCAGCAGGTCGCGGACCAGGGACGGGTGCAAGGGCACATCGACGTAGGCGAAATGCGCCTCGGCGATGGTGTCGGCCAGCACCTGGGCCGTGCGCGTGTAGCTTTCAAAATAAAAGAAGCCGCCCGGCGCCTCGCAGGTGCGCGAACCCCAGAAGCGGTAACCGCCCATGTTAATCAGGGTCGTCACTTCCTTGGCATTGAGCACGCCGGCATCGGTGGCCGGGTCTTGCAGGTCGAAAAACACGTCCTTGCTGATGCCGGTCGGGCCATTCACAACCACGTTGGACAGGGTCTTGTGCCAGCCCGTTTCCTCGTCAATCTTGGCGCGCAGGCCCATGGCGTAAGCGACGGCCGAAATGCTGGCCTCCTCGTCGGTAGCGGTATTCCAGTTCACGAAGTCAGGCCAGATCATCATCACTTCGCGCTGGCCGAACTGGCCGCGATACGTGGTGGCGGCCACCACGTTGCTGCAGCCATACGCCGACGCGTAGACGAAGCCGCGCAAGCGCTGTGCCACGCTGGCCATGGCATTGGTGACGGCCTGGGTGTCCAGCCCTGGCGCGCCCAGGATGCGCGGTTTCACGCCGAGCTTGCTTTGCGCTGCCAGCAAGGCCTTGGCGCCCAGGTATTTGCCGTCCGGCGACACGCCGCCCACCACATTGGTGGTGGTTTCCGCTTCCGTCTCGCCTTCGGCCACGCGCACCACGACGGTCAGGGGCTTGGTCTGCGCGGCAATCGCCTCCAGCGCACGGTACAGAGTGCCGGTCTTGCCGGCCTTGCCCATGGCGGCCAGCACGTTGGTAATCAGCACGGGCGTGTCGAGCGGGAAGGACACGGGGTCGGCATCGTCGGCCGTGGCGATCAGGCCCAGCACGGCCGTGGACACGGTGCGGATGGGGCGCGAACCCTCGTTGATTTCAATGACGCGCACGCCATGGTGGTAGTCGGTTGCCATGTTGCTCTCCTGGTAGATGGTAAATGTCGGGGTGTTACTGGGTGTTGCCTGCATCATCGAAGGCGCGCCGGGCCTCTTGCGGCAAGGTGTCGGCGATGCGCTGGAATTCGGCGCTGACAGCCGCCTGCAGGACATCCAGAGTCCGCGCGGCGGACACTGTCGGGCAGGTCGTGATATCAAGCAGGCAGGTGCGCGCCGCCGCGATGGCTTGTACGGTGTCGGCGTCGCCGTCGGCCATGGCAGCAAAGCCGATGCCGGCCAGGCGATTGAGGATGGCGTCGCGCACCTGGCGCACGCTGGCCAGAACTGGCGCGGCCAGCACGGCAAACGGTGCCGGCGGGGCGGCGGTGATTTTCCACTTTCCGCCAGCGGTCATGCGGATGGATGCGCATGCGGCGATGGCTTCGCGCAGGCGCGCTTCGTCTTCGGGCGATACTTCAACGGCATCATCTGGCCAGGTGCCTGCGGCATCGTAGTCGGCACGCATTTGCTCTGGATAGAAGCCGCGCGTATTGCTGGAAAAGTACATGGTGGACTCGTTTTCGATAATGGACGTCATGTTCAGTTGCCAATCGCGCGCCAGCAGAGAACGTCGGGAACGGCTGTCACGCCGTTGGAGTTGGAAACCCACGCGCCGGTGCGTGAGAGTGTTTTATCTGTCGTGCGACCGCTGTAACCAGCCGACGACAGTTCATTCATGCACTGCACCGTGATGGCGCGGCAGGCATTCGGGAAGGCAATGGGAAACGTCAGGTTCGGGGTGAACGGCGCCATGCTGGCAGACCCTGCGATGGTTCCCCATTGTTCAATATCGCCATTCGGAAGGCGCCGCCAATTTCTTAATACGCCAAGCTCGCCAGAAAAATCAGCGTTGCGCCAAAGCTCGGCGGTCGATTCGATGACTTGCCACACGTTTGGCCCGGTTTCCATGAGGGTGAGGTATTGCCCCAGCTTGATCGTGATGCTTTGCACCATGCCGACATCAAAGCCAATGTTCACGCCTGGTGCGGCAATAAGGGTTCCCGTGTTGGCGAGCCCAAAGAACTTGACGCACTTGCCGGAATTATGGGGAATGCCCAGCGATTCCGGGGCGGGAATGGTGAGCGTCCTGCCCGCATAAGGGAAGTACAGGGCACAGCCCATGTCCTCGGCGGTGAGCGTGCGGCTTTCGATGACGTGGGAATAGCGCACCATGTTGCCTTGCGCCTGCTGCACAAAATCGGCATTGACCAGCTTGCCCGACGCGTCGAACCTCGGCAGTGTCGCCACTTCCTTCATGCTGTATTGCGGATGCGGATCGGCCGCCGCTGCGTGCTTGGCCAATTGCTGATCGCCATAGGCGCGCGCGCTGGCGTCCTGCTGATCGACATAGGCAGTTCTGGCCAAGAGCGGGTGCGCGTCTGCAGCAGCCTGGTGCTTGGCCAGTTGCTGGTCGCCGTAAGTGCGTGCATTGGTGTCCTGCTGATCGACATAAGCGATCTTGGCCAGGAGCGGGTGCGGATCGACAGCAGCCTGGTGCTTGGCCAGTTGTTGGTCGCCGTAGGCGCGCGTGTTGCTGTCTTCCTGATCGACGTAGGTAACCTTCGCCAGTAGCGGGTGCGGGTCGGCAGCGGCCTGGTGCTTGGCCAGTTGCTGATCGCCGTAGGCGCGCGCACTGGTGTCCTGCTGATCGACATAGGCGACC